GCTGTACCACAACCCCTCTGATAAATCAGAGAATTCGTGGCACCGGAACCTAGTTCCGAGGCTTCTTATTCTTAAGTTTCTCTTCTAAGGCTTTACGCCAAGGAAGGTCAAACTTTAGCTGACCATTATATGCGTCAACATGTGTTGTCGTAGATAATAGATTGGTTATGATCTTGGAGGCTCTCATTGCTTGTACAATTAGTACATCGCGGTGACGCGTGTAAAAACCGTCATCTGAGAGAGGTATATCTACTTTTCCGATATGTTTTCTTAGGTCTGTTTGACTAGATCCCATACCGAAATCGTATAAGGCGTCGTAACTTTTGAGGTAAACTTCCTCAGCTCGGCCATATACCTGGAGGAATGGAACTGCTTCAATTAGATCAAAGCAGTCCATTCCACCGTCTCGTAAAGAGGTTATATGACACACCATCTCGGTAGCTAAGTCTCCTAAGCTACCAGGTGTTGTCGGACTAACTATCCTTTCTCTGGATTCTAAGTAAAGAGTCTGTACAACCTGAACAGCTACCCAATGCGTAAATAATCGCTTATGGACAGTTGCTTTAGGATCTACAGTCTTATCCCATTTAAGGGGCTTTACTGCGAGAGTATTTTTTACGTAAGAGCGTATTGCCTTACCTAGAACTTCTTCGCCTTGTAGATATCTGAGAAGAGATATTACTAAAGTAATGATTGGTTCGAAGGCTCTAAACCTAGGTCTAGGCCATCGAAACACATTAAGATAGTAACTCTTTACAGCTTGTTTTAAATCGAAGTTCCACTTTTTCTGCTGGATCTCTGAAAGGATGATACCTAAACTAGCAATAGTTTCGGTACGTCTCTCAAAGAGAGCGGATAAAGGGAAGGGCGATACATTCTCACCATGAAGACGAATTTGTTTTGCAAATTCGAATCCATGTGGTGATGTATGTGTCTTTGTCGAGTTAAACTCGATGCCCCACTCAAGAAGTATGTCTTTATATGCCTTGGCTAGATTATCATTACAAATAACGATATCATCACCTAAAAGCATATAACGACTCCTCCTCCAGTTTAAGTTAACCCTTTTACAGGCTAACCAAACTAGGAAATGGTGTGCTAAAGTGGTGGTTACCCATGAGGAATACAATCCCATTGGATTCCCTGTGTTATAATAAACAGGGTAAGATCCATATAGGAAAGGTGTTCCTACCATGAGAAACCTCCAACCTTTAGCATAAACTTCGCCAAACCATATTAATATTATTTCATAAATTAAGTCTATTGGAAACCTATCAGTAAAGGCCGTAAGGTCTATACTATGATAAGATGATCCAATTGATTTATCTATGGAATAAAATAATTTAGTTTGGTTTAAAGTGCAGTCTTGGTTAATATTAGAGAGTAACCTTAGGAGGAATTTATGCAAAGGCTGCAAAGCGGCCTGAGTATAATAATCCCCTATAGCTACTTCTCTAACTTTTCCTTCTTTATCTAAAATCTTCACCAGTTTACGACTAATCGGCTCTGCCTTGCGGCGGATACGAGAATCGAAAAACTGGGGAATTCTTTTATAAAGTGA